GCCATCGTAAGAATCAGAGTAATGATTCGCATCTTATCTTCAAGACGGTCAACCAACTCCACGTCGCGAATATTATAGTCTACAAACAAATCACAGTCTTTGGTATAGAATTCTTTGAAAGCTGCATGAGGGTTCTTTAACTTCTGCTCTCCTAGTTCCTCCATCGCAACAGTATCCAGCTTATAGTTTTCAACCATCTTATAAGAGAACTTCTTATACAGGTCCATAAAGTCAAGAATAGAAATACCACACCAATCGAATGCTAACTGAGTGCGGCCTCGGGCAGTAGGAACTTCGTGCTGCCTGATATAACCCCAAGGTGAACACTCGTTCAAAGCCTTTTCCCCAAGAACTTTCAAAATACGAGAAGATAGGTATGCAATATCAAATAACTGACTATTCCAACCAGTAGTTACATCAGGGTAATCAGACTTATGATGATTAATAAACTGACGTAGGAGATCGAACTCATCTTTACATTGAATATAGACAGAGTTAGGTTTCTTACTTAGATAGGGCCCACAACCAAACGTTGTAATTACTTTAGTGTTAAAGTCTTGTATGGATATAAGCGTGACTTGCTCTTGAGCAACCCGCGGGTCGGGGAATCCATACTCAGTTGTAGTCTCGATATCGATAGTTACAATCTTCATCAACGATATATCGAACTCAATCGTATCAGGAAACATCTTACTAATGAACTGATAGCCATAACTTCTATTACCAAAAATAGGAAAGTTACTTACTTCTTTATATTGTTCAACGAATACTCTAGCTTCCTTAATTGTATTAAATTTAACCTTCTCAAGATTTTCGCCCCACAGCGATTTAAAAACCGATGGCTTACCAGAACGAACGTACAAGGTAGGTTGAAAGGGTATCTTTTCATTTACGCGCTTACCGTCTTTGAAGCCACGAAAATGAACATAGTTTCCACGCGTATAGATATTGGTATAGAAGAGCATTTCTCTATTATATATTATCTTAGGTATGATGGCAACTTAATACATATGCTTAACAATTACTGCTTTTACTAAACTATCTATACTGTTAACTATTGGTATGTTTTTAAAAGTCTTATCTCTAATAGCAAGTGGTAACTCCGTACACCCCAACACTATTGCTTTAACCTCGTATTTTTTTAAATTATCTATTACATGATATAAGAGATTACAGGCGGCCTCTATATTATTAGCTTTAATTAAATCGATAGCAGGCTGCACATAGTTATCGATATCTTGTGCACCAGGAGTTATACAAGACCAGCCTTGTTTACTTAAATAATATTGGTATAGCCCCAATCTCATTGTAGCTTTGGTACCTATTATACCTATTACTCCGCTGTGTATCTTTAATTCTTTTAATTCAGCTGAAACACTATCAACAATATGGGTAATCGGTACCCCTAACAGCACCATTCTATCATACCAAAAATGAGCGGTATTGCAAGGTATTACTATGTGATCACAACCTGCATTTTTTAAGCCTAAAATTCCCTGTTTAAGTTTTTCCCAAGGTAAATCATCACGATTCATTAAACTAGTGCTACGATCCGGCACTGTAGGGTCACCCCAGATGATTACGGGGATATGATCTTGGTCGCGTAATACTTGTGTTCTTTCTATTAAGCGTTTGTAAAATTCAGCACCGGCGGCTGGCCCCATACCACCTAGCACACCCAATTGTTTCATAGCAATACAATGAGTAAGATGATTATTAATATAACTCCGACTATAACACTAGGGAGTCTCATCTTTTATTATAAAGTAATCCGCTGGCCACTGTCATTACAGTTTGCTGAGTATCTACGGGTTGTTTATCCACAGGAACTTCTGACCAACCCACAGATATTTGTCCAATAAACATTCCGGGCTCTGCTGGAACACTGATACGACACATCCACTTGACACCCTTTTCGACATAGACAAATCCCATCAGGCTCTGGGGCTTTTCATACGTTTGACAAGGCACTTTTCCAGACATCATGGAAATTACATCATTGTTGTTGTCGTAATTTTTAGTTAGCAATCCAACATCAGTACCATACATGCCTTTTTCTTGGCCGCCTTTACGTGTGGTAAAATATATTAATTTTCTAGTATTTAATAAAGTGTTAACTTCAAAAATAGCCACTAATTCAGCTTGGCTATTTTTAAGTATAAAGTTGGCAGCTTTTTCATACTCGCCATTCATGTGTGGTAAGGCTTGCTGGGCACGATAGCTAGACATGAAGTTGTCTTTTTCGGTATAAAGAAACCACCCACCAAAACCTACTATGCTTAGCAAAATAACTGCAAATAGACGAAATGGACTCTCGCCTATCCAAGTCAATAAACTAAGTAATATTTCTTTAGCTTTGTCCATCTAATGTTGTCTCTTTGTTACAGACAAAAGCTGTAACTGCTACATTCCCGTGTACGTGGCTTGCAGTGCGAATCATATCCATTAAAGGATCGACAGCGATTAACAATACTAATACTGCTTCACTCGGAAGTTTTAATAAATCACAAACAACTGCAACCGTTGCAACCGTAAGAATACCTGTTGTACCGGCACTGGCTAGACCAGCCAAGATACTGCCAAATAATACCACTAATAATACAGTTACACCCATGGGTGCACCGTATATGTTAGCAATAAACACTGTTGCAATTGCATAATAAGCAATACTACCGATACGATTAACTGTAAAACTTAATGGTACAGTTAACTCTACACCAGTTCTGTCAAATTTTAATTTATGCAGCGCTTCTTGTGCGTATGGAATACATGCTAAAGAACTACGTGAACTAACTGCAACAATCAATGTTTCTTTAGTTTCACGAATGACTGTTATTAGACTTAATCCTGATCGTTTCCAAATAACAAAAGTACCTAAAGCAATAATCAAAAAACCACCAATTGCTTGTTGCATAATAAATTCAACCATCGTCAAGAATATACCCACGCCAACCTTACCCACCTGACTGCTTATCATTGCTAATAATGCAAATGGTAGGAAGTAGTTTAAGAATTTAAAAATACTAATACTTGCTTGTTGAATGCTTTTTAGTATATCAACAAGCATCTCTTGCCCAGCACTTTTAATATTGCCTAGTGCGATACCGAAAATTAAACAGAAAATAACAATCTTTAAACTCTCACCAGCAGCTAATGTATTAAAAATATTTTCTGGAATAAACTTTTGCGCCATTTGCATTGGATCAACATGAGGTGCTTTTGGCATAGGTTCTTTAAGTGTGATATTAAGATCACTACTAGCTTCTCTATCATTAACAATTGCACCGAGTTGAGCTTGCTTTGCAGGAGTCATTTCACTGCCCGTTAATGCGACGGTGCCCACACCAATGACTGCTGCCATAAACATACTAGCAACAAAACCAATAATAATTTTACGTATCATTGTTGCACTACCTTCTTTTTGTAGAAGGCTTATAACACCAACTAAAATTGTAGCTAACAAGAAAGGTATTACAACTACTTTAAGCAAACTAATATAGATACCCCCAACGCTTTCAAAGTTTAAGCTTGCTACTGGCGCATAAACCCCAGCAAGTACTCCGAGTATAATTGAAGACAATATTGTCCATGGGCTAGAGAGAAATGCTTTTAAATTAAAGTTCATAGGGTTTCCTAATTATTTTGCTACTGGTGTAACAAGTATTTTCTCAGCTTTGTATCTTTCCATTAACTTTTTAGTGTCAATGTTATTGTATTCGTTTCTAATGACGTAGTTAACTATACTGAGTAACTGTGTAGAATTCACATTAACTGCAATAGCAATATTGTCTATGCTGTCTGATATTGTAACAGTTTTAGTAGTAATTGCAGCTTCAGGGAATTCAAATGAAATTTTCTTAATTTCAAATTCATCTCTGTAGCCAGCGGCAATTTTTCCACTTGTTACATTGTTAATAATTGTATTCCAACTATCTTCAGGTAAGTATGTTGCTTGAGGGAAATTAGTTCGAGCAAACGTATCATAACTACTGTTCTTAATAAATGATATTTTACCATTAAAATTTCTAAGAACCTCGTACACTTCTTTGCCTTGTGAATTTTGACTCAACCAAAGACGATTAATAATCATTGCTTGTTTAAGTTTAATGTAGGGATCACTAAATCGCACAGTAAGTAGTCTTGGCCCGGTAATTGATAGCTTAGATACAGCAATATCAGCTCTACCATCCCTGACCTGCTCTACTACCTCTGCAAAGCTTTCTGCATCTCTACGAAACTCAACAGGAACTCCTATTAAAACACCAATTCTTCGTGCAATTTCAACATCTAACCCTCTAATGTTTTCAGCGTCGCCGGAAAAGAATGGTGGCACATCTTTTTTAGTCATAGAAACGACTAAGACGTTTTTTTTCTTAATTGCTGCAATGTCTGGAGTAAAGGGTATTGTTGAGGTGGGTAGCTGTGCATTTACTAAAGTAGTAAACACCAACCCTAGCATGACTAGTAAATATTTCATTATTATCCTATAAATATTTGTTTAACACATTCCATTTATTTATCAAATTTTTAACTACTAAAAAGGAACAAGTATGCTAGACATCTTACTTTGGGTTGCGGTCGGGGCTTTTATTGGTTGGAATTTCCCACAACCATTCTGGGCTAAAATAATGCAAGAAAAAATAAAAGCAATGATAACAAAAAAATAATGTTATAACAAGAGATGGAAATATAAATATATTCGTGCCATGAGCACACTTAATTAACCAAGGAGCAACCTATGAGATTAGAAGATTTAGCTACGAGATTAGTATCCGTAGAAGCCAAGTTAGCAACCCTAACTGGTACAACAGTTAATACAGACGGTGCCACAAGCATTAGTGAATTAGATGCGCGTTTATCTGTTGTTGAAGTTCAAGTTGATCAATTGATTGCTGTAAAAACGCAAGAACAGGTTGACGCTATTGTTGCTGCTGTAGCACAAACTGTTGACAGTGTCCAAGCCGCTGTTGCAGATGTAGTTGCGCTTTCTCCAAGTGCTGACTACGAAGAAGCCTCTAACATCGTTGCTGATGTTGTTCAAGCGCAAGTTGAAGCACAAGCAATTGACCACCCAGAAGTTGCTGACATTGTTTCGGCCGCAGTTCAAGCAGTTGTCACCGCAGAGCCAGAAGTTGTTGTGGATCCAGTAGCAATCACAGCTGCTATCATGGAGGCAGTGGCTGACATGCCAGTTCCATCAGAAGATGTTGCACAGCAAATTGCGCAAGCTGTAGCTGAAATTATCGCAGCCGCAACAGGTGTTGAACAAGTTGCTCCTGAAATTCACGATGAAATTGCTCAAGCAGTAGCTACGCCAGCTGATCCAGCATTAGACGCTATTGAAGCGCGATTAAGTGCTGCTGAGGCCAAAGTTGACACATTGCTATGTAAATA